CTTGACGGCAGGGCAGGACATTGAGGCGTTGAAAGACGATACGCGGGCGGGTGAGCGCGGACGGGTGCGCAACCTGGGGCTGTTGCTCGGCTCGATGGTGCTGATGGGGATTGTCATCGCGGGTGTGCTGCTGCTGGTGCTGCGGTGACACAGCAGGATATGTACCTGATCATCGCGGGCGTGCTGATCATGGTGCTGTTTCTAACGTTACGGGAGGATTAAGATGAGTATTGGCCCTGCAACGATTATGGCGATTATCGCCGCCGCCCTTGCGACGCTGCTGTGGTGGATTGCCGCTCGCCTTGCGCTGCCCGCGTGGGTGGGAATGTTCCTGTTCGGCGTGGGCCTGGCGCTGGTCATTCTCGCCGGCCCATTGATTCGACTGCCGTGACTCTGATTGAGTTCCTAGTCGCGATCGTCGCCGTCGCCAGCGTGGCGCTGCAAAGCATTGTCCTGCTCGAACTGCGCAACCTACGCCACACCATCGCGGCGCAAGGCTCACAGCGGCGGCAGTGGGTGCGCGAGGAGCATAGCTGATGGATCGGACATGGCTGCCAAAGCAGTGCGTTGCTGGCCATCATACATGGCAGTTGATCTGCGCCTGCGGCAAAGCGCGCATCTGCAAGCGGTGTGGTTTGGGCATGGGTGAAATACCGTGCGCGTGCAAGCAGGCCGCCTCGTGACCGACTATAGCGACAGTATCAAGGCCCAGGCAATTGCGGCGCTCTTGGCAGGGCAGTCCTACACCGAGGTTGCACGCGCGCTGAACGTGCCAATCGGCACGCTGAAGAGCTGGAAGTCGCGTGACGCGGCCGGGGTGGATGCAGAGGATGCAACTAGCGCAACCTCAAAAAAAGAGCGGATCGGGGCACTGCTTTTGGATTATCTTGTCTCGACACTCGAAACATTGAAAGCGCAGCAGGTGGTCTTTGCCGACCGTGCATGGCTCGAAAAGCAATCCGCCTCGGAAGTTGCAATACTTCACGGGGTGCTTGCCGATAAGTCCATTCGACTTCTCGAAGGACTTGCGGATCAAAGCGACTAGCGAACCTGCCCCGACCCTCGCCGCGTTCGTCGAGCGCACCACGACGGTCACGCTTGAAGGATGGCAACAACGTATCTGCGCGCGGCTGGAACAGCTGGTACACCAGGAGGGGCAGCGTCTGCTCATCCATGGGCCGCCGCAGTTCGGCAAGAGCATTATCATCTCGCAGCGCTTTCCAGCGTGGATGCTCGGTCAAAAGCCACTCGGGCGCGTGCGTCTCGCCTGCTACAACCTGACGCACGCAGAGCGGTTCAGCAAGGTCAATCTGAGCATTATGCAGAGCGATGATTACCGCGCGATGTTTCCGAATGTGCGCGTACCGGAGCGGGTAGCGGCTGAAGAGTGGTCAACTGATGCGCGTGCAAAGCTGCTCGACGCCAACCCATCGTTTAAGGCGCTGGGCCTGGGCACCGGCTTTACAGGTCTGGGCGTGGATACACTGATCATCGATGACCCATACAAGAACCGTCAAGAGGCGCTCAGCGAGGCGACGAACGTGAACCTCTGGGGCTGGTGGTCAGATGTTGTGCTACCACGTATGAATCCTACCACGAACGTTGTGGTGATGTTTCATCGCTGGCAAGACAACGACTACGCCGGCCGGCTGTTGCAGCAGGGCGGGTGGGAATACCTGCGCTTTGCGGCCATCGCTGACGGTGATGAGGACGATCCGATGAAGCGCGAACTCGGCGGGCTGCTTTCTGACCGCTACCCGCTCACCTATCTTGAAGATGTGAAGCGCAAGCAGGGCAGTTCGTTCTATGCACTGTACCAGGGCACGCCACGCGCGCCGGAGGGCGATTACTTCAAGCGCGGATGGCTTGAGATTGTGGGGGCCGTGCCGTCGCTCTCCACCTACGTGCGCTATTGGGACTTGGCGGGCGGCACGTCTGATCAGGCTGACTACACGGCCGGGGTGCTGATGGCCCGTACCATCAATGGCACGTTCATCATTGTCGATGTGCAGCACGGACGATGGGCGGCCAGCGAGCGCAACGCCACGATTAAGCAGCGCGCCGCATTGGACGCGCAGCGGTACGGTAGCGTCAGGACGGTGATTGAGCAAGCGCCGGGGCTGTCCAAAGAACCGACCGATGACCTGGTGCGCCAACTCGCCGGCTATGCCGTGTATGCTGATAAGGTGACACGGGACAAGGTATCACGCGCCGAGCCGTTTCAGGCGCAGGCGCAAGCGGGCAACGTGACCATTATCGATGCGCAATGGAACGGCATGTATCTGGACGAACTGTGCGCATTCCCGACCGGCGGGCATGATGACCTCGTGGACGCCACCAGCGGCGCGTTTAATATGCTTGCGGGCGTGGCGGCTGTCACCGTCCACACGCCCGCACGTCAGATGAATAGATTTAAGGACGTATAGCTATGGCCCGCACCCCTGCCGAGCTTGGACAGCCAGGCTTACCGATCTTCGCTGGTCGGCTGTCACTCGAACAAAACACCCGCCTGCGCTGGCCCGCGGCCGGCCTGATCTACCGTGGCATGCTCAATGACGACCCGGTATCGGCCTCGCTCTGGACAGCCGTCCGCACGCTGCTGCGGACTGACATGCAGGTGAGCGGCCCGCATCAGCAGAGCGTCGAGCTTGTCGAGAGCGCCTTAGACGATATGCGCGATCCACTCGGCACGAAGCTGAAGCAGCTTGCATCGTCGTTCTTTTATGGCTTCGATATTCACGAACTGGTGTACAAGCGCCGCCCGGACGGCCTCGTTGGGTGGGCGGATTGGGCGATACGCCGCCAAGAGTCGTTCTATAAGTGGGAGACGGATAAGAACGGGCGCGTCTCAGCGTTCACCCAGCGCCCCGCGCCGACCTACGAAGTGATCACCATCCCCTTAAAGAAGTGCCTGCACGTGATCGCCGACGACAGCGACGGCTCGCCGGAGGGGCGCGGGGCGCTGCGCCCAATCTACCGCGCCTGGTATATGGTCTCGCAGTTCGAGCTGCTGGCGGGCATCGGTCTGGAGCGGGGCGTGGGCTTCCCGGTCATCAGCCGCACCGACAACCCGGCCTTAGCGCTCACGCCTGCACAGGAGCAGGACATCGCGGATCAGGCCGAGGCGATTCGGCAGCATGAGCAGATGTATATCATCCTGCCGCCTGGGATGGACTTCAGCTTTGCCGCGATGCCGGGGGTGGACGCGAACTCCTATCTCCAGTTCATCCAGGCGTTTCGCACCTGGATGCTCACGACGGCAATGGCTGAGTTCATCGCGCTTGGCACCGGTGAGGCGGGCGGCTCGCGCGCGCTAGCCATGCCAAAGATTGACCTGTTTCTCAAAGCACTGACCGGCTTTCAGGATAAGCTCTGCGCTACGATCAATCGCCAGGCGATCCCGCAACTGATGCGCTATAACGGCTGGATGGATCAGGATCTGTACCCCGAGGTGAGCCTACCCGCTGTTAAAGACTACGACCTGAACGCGATCGGCGCGTTCGTCTCGGCGCTCACGAACGCGGGGGCGTTTCACCCGACGCCGGAGGATGAAGCCTGGTTTAGGAAGATCAGCGATCTGGTGGACATCCCGGATGATGAATTGGAGCCGATGTACATGAAGCTTTGCCCAGCGTGCGGCGCGCAAGTCCTCCAAGGGGTGTCTATTTGCCCCGACTGCGGCGCGTCCATGACGCCCACGCCGCCGATGCGGCAGCCTGGGCAGCAGCCTGGGCAACCCACCGACCCGAACGCTGACCCGGCGATGGCCACCGACCAGACGGACGATCAGACGGATGATCCCGCGCTCGCACAGGACGATACGCAAGATGAGCCGGTCACGCTCGAAGCGCTCCCTCCCGCCGATGTCGATGCAGTGATCACCGAGGAGATGGCGGCGGCGCGCGTGTGGGCGAAACAGGTGACGGATGGCTAGCCCGCTTCCTAAGCTCGTCGCCCTACTTGAACAGGCGATTGCGGACGCCACACAGCGCTACCAGGCCGGCGGCAGCGCACAAGCGTTTGAGAAGGCGATGACAGCGATCATCACGCGCGGCACGACCGCTACCTACATGGTCGCTACCGCTGAGCGGCTTGGTGTCAGCACTGACACGCTCAAAGGCTTCTCGCGCACTGAGCGCGCCGAGATTAAGGCGGCCATTCAGGCGCAGTTGTCCTACCTGCCCGGCTTTGTGCAGGCGCTGCCGACGCTCAGCCCGGCGCAGATCAACGCGCGGGCGCTACAATACGCCACCGGCATCAAGACGCCGTACTACCAGACGCGC